ATGTGGGTTATTACAGACAACCAATTAGAAGATATAGATTTTTCAACGATGGAGATTATATAAAAGGAGGTTATGATATTTGCAAACGTTTGCCCCACCTATTATCGAAGCACAATTTCACGGCTTAAATGACGCAAGCACTCCTGATACTCTTCCCCCTGGTTATTTCTCCAAGATTGATAACGCATTTTGTTCTGACGGGAAAGTAAGTAAGGTCTTTGGCTCAACCGCAATTAACGCCTCTATCGCTGCGCAACCATTTAACGGACTTACAGCATTTGAGAAGATATCATCGAGCAATAAGTGGCTGGTTGCTAGCATCAATGGCGTGTCGAATGCGCAACTATACCAATCAACGGGAGGAAACTTTAGTGCTATTGGTTCGGCTAACTTGTCAAATAGCAAGCCTGTGTGGTTTGAAACAGCAAATGACATCGTCTTTGGATTTAATGGGACAGAGGAAGTCGATTGGGATGGTACGACCGTAACAAAGAATCGCTCAGGAGTGCCCATAGGAAATTATGCAAAATGGTTTCATAACTATCTCTTTGTTGCAAAGACAACAGCCAATCCAAATCGATTATTCTGGTCAAACATCGGTGATCCCACCACATTTAGTGGCGCAAACTTTGTTGATGTTAACCCTGGAGATTCTGACCAGATCATGGCTCTTTCAACGCTCCAAGATGAACTTCTCGTCTTTAAGAGAAATACTATTTGGTCAATCACAGGGTATTCTGGTTCAACCTTCTCCACAACAACGATTGCTGCACAAAATACAAATGGTCGAATCTTTGGCTATGGAACTGTTGCTCCATTCTCTGTTGTTCCTGTTGGTACCGATATCTATTTCTTCTCTATGCTTGGGTCAACACCTGTCATCCGTTCTTTGTATAAGACAATTAACGCTGTCACATTAAGTGGAGGTATTGTTTCTGACTCGATTAAAACAACACTAGGAAACATAACATTGGCAAATCTCTCACAAATCGTTGGGACATTTGACGGAAGATACGTTTATTGGTCTATTCCAACAAACGCTTCAACCACAAACAACCAGATTGTTGTCCTGGATACGTGGGAGGTAAATCGAACAAAAGGAATTTATCCCTTTACAACAATGTCGGGGAAAAATGTCTCCTATTTTGCAGTATCAACAATCCCTGGATACTCACAGGTATATTACGCAGATGCGTCATTAACAAGTGGGTTAGTGTTTAAATTCGACACCTCACTTTTTACTGATAATGGGGTAGCAATTACGATGGATGTTCGGACACGTGACTATTCTTTTGGTATTGCGCATAAAACAAAGTGGAAATATCTCTATACAACCTTTACGAGTGGTAGCGCGGGAAGTTTAGCTATTGGTGCAAAGCTCGATCAAGGAACAAACTATACAAATCAGGATACAATTAACCTTCGTGGGAGCTCCCCTCCCCTTGGATCATTTATTCTTGGAACCTCAACGCTTGGTGGAACAATTACTTCGACAAACCGAACAACATTGGCGCATTTGACGTGTCATTATCTTAACTTACAATTTCTTGAAGCAACAGCAAACAGCGTTGTTATCCATCGATGGGAATTGTATGCAAAACCAAGGTCATTGCGGTCTTCTTGACGTTTAGGCAGAAGTAATATACAACTATTATATGAAAGTGATGCTCCATATCGTTAAAAACGACCCAACAAATATAGAGCAAATTGAATTGGAGAATGTTGCATCATATGAAATGACTGATAGTGAGTTTCGGGTCAAGTTTAATGGGGAACCAGATCAAGCGTTTCCTATCATCAATGATGAGGGGAGAACTCGGGGGGAATGGTTTGGAATTCAAGTATTTTGCACACGGGTGGGGCTTAAAATAGCTTTATAATATGGTAGTCACACGAACAACCACATGGGTAGACGGGAATACATTAACAGCAGCAGCCTTAAATGGTGAGTTTAACAATCTTTTGAATGCCCCTGCGATTCAAAATGCTGATATTGCGGGAGGAGCAGGCATCGTTTACTCAAAATTGTCATTAACTGGCTCTATTGTCAACGCTGATATCTCCAGCGGTGCGGCAATTGCCTACTCAAAGCTTAATTTAGCCTCGTCAATTCAAAATTCTGACCTTGCAGGAGGAATTGCCTACTCAAATATTAACTTTGGAGGTAATATTAAGGATGCAGACATCTCAAATAGTGCTGGAATTCAGGCATCAAAGATCTCTGATACTGCAATTACCCAAACAGCCACACAAACACTTTCAAATAAGACCCTCACAAAGCCAACGCTTAACGCTTCAGTGCAAGGGACGAACAGTTACTCCCCTGGTATAGCGGGCACAGCCACCCTAACACTTGCTACGGCCAACGTACATACGGTTAATATGCCAGCGGGGAACGTAACAGTTGCAGTTTCAAACGCTTCAGTTGGGCAAGTCTTTGTTGCTCGTATTGTTCAGGATAGTGTTGGAAGCCGTTTAGTTACGTGGTTCTCTACGATAAAATGGCCAGGAGGATCAGCCCCAACTTTAACAACGACAGCGAATAAGATCGATGTTGTCGCATTCTTGTGTACAAGTACTGGTAATTTTGATGGATACATCGTTGGACAAAATCTATAGAAGGAGATGAAATAACATGGCTAGTCGATATTGGGTTGTTAACGGAGCAGGAAACTGGAGTGATACCACGCATTGGTCAACCACCAGTGGGGGATCTGGTGGATCAGCGGCACCAACCAGTTCTGATGACGTGTTCTTTGATGCAAACTCTGGCGCGTCTGGAATCGTAACAATCGATGTTGGGAGTGCGAATTGTAACAACCTTGATTTTACTGGATTTCTAAATAATCGTATTGTTAATGTAAATAGTAATACGTTAAATATCAATGGATCATTAACATTACGTAGCCAAGGAAACGCTTTGCTACAAGTTGGGACGGTAAGGTTTGTAGGATCAGGGAGCATCACGACAAATACAAATCAGTTAAGTGTAACCCCTATCATTATAAACTCTTCTGGCGCATACACCTTACAAGATAGCTTTACTTGCCCTTCAGGAGTTAACTTTCAGGTACAAGGGGGGACATTTAATACGAACGGCAACTCTATGAATGTCAGCACCTTCGTCCTATCAAATTCTCCAACTGTTAGTTTGGGAGGATCAATTATTACTCTTACGACAACAGGAGGTAATGCCTTTGTCGTCACGAGTGGAGCAACCTTTAATGCTGGAACATCTGGTGTTTTCTTTACTGCTGGCGGAGCAGGTGATGGAAGTGGTATCCCCATTATAGATCTTAATAGTCAAACAGCTTACGATATACAATTCAATGCTGCGACAAGCTTTTTTAGTGGGAATAATCATTTTCGCTTTAAATCAACGGGGACACTTTTCCAACTCGATGTAAGTCCAGGGCAAGTTTTTAAAGGTGTTGCTGGTATTACGATAACAACAACCAATTGTAATCTCGGTGCGACAGTCGCGAATCCTATCACGATCCAGTCGGAAACAAACGGGAGCAACTGGACGCTTTGTACGTCAAATTTTAATACATCACAAACTGTTGTAGTGAAAGACTGCACAGTCGCTGCTTGCTCCGCTATCCAGATTGATACATGTACGTCAAATTGCACGGGGTTTAAAGTGGGAGGTCGTCCAGCGGCAGCCTCAGCAACCCCAGGAATTATTACGGCATTACTTTAACATATGCAACCAACTGTACAAAGTCCACAAGACATCATTAACCAATTACTCAACTATAGTAATCAGTTATCAACAAACGTCCCGCAAGTAAAATTGCCTAGCCTAAACGTGCAGTTGCCTTCTGCTTCTGACTTAGACTCACTATATCAACAGTTCTTAACGCGAGCTTCTAACGACCCTGATATCGTTAATTATTATAATCAAATACTCCAGCAAGCACAGGGAGACACACAGATCGCGCAAAACTTTTTAGAGCAAGATTATCAAACGGGTGTGCGAAATACGATGGAGAATACAAACGCAGCACTCAAGCAACTCGGGCTTACCTTTAACCAGGAAAATCAAGGCCTCCAAGATACATTGAACAGGAGAGGCATTGCATTGACCCAAGGAGATGACGGAAAGTTGACGTATGCAGGTGGTGGACAAAGTGGTACTGAGCTCTCGCAATTACAGCAGGGCCAGAATCTTCGTAACGAAGCGCAGCAACGATCATCACAGCAAAGCCTACAAGGCTTAAATAGTGCTCTCCAAAAGGGACTTACATCGACTGGCCAGCAGTTATCAAGTACTGCCCAAGGGATAGAGCAACAAAAACAGGCAGACATTCTTAACCGAGCGAACACATATTATGGTATGGCACAAAATCAGCAAGGTGTTAATGCAAACCAACAGCTACAAAAGCAACAGCAAACAGCAGCAGCCAACCCTTATGGGACGGGTAACACCTATCCCACAATGCCAACGACACAATCAAATAATCAAACAAATCCTGCAAAGTCAATCTTAACAGCGGCAAGAGTCGGACCAGGGATTGCATAACTATGAATACATACACCAGTCCTTATGGGACAGCACAACCAGGACAAAATTTACAACAGTTCACAAATGCGCTGAGTAACATACAGTCAACGCCACCAGCGCAATTACCTAACGTGAGTCAACAGCAAGCAAATACAGCAACGACTAACGCTATGAATTTTGCATCACAATATCCTTCATACATGCAAAATACGACGAATCAATTAACGCAACAGGCGGGTATCCCAGGTATACAAAATCAACAAAGTAGCCTCGCGTCAGTTTTCCCTTTATGGCTTGCTGACCAAAATCTGGCTTCCAAGTACGCTTCGCAAAACGTTTTAGGAAGTAGTACGAGTCCTGTTTATGGCGCAACACCAACCAATCAATCGCAGGCACCGAATAATGCTGGGTATACAGGAGCTCCAAATCCATATCTGAATGCACCACAAGATATTATCAATGCGGTGACGCAACCGTCAGGGCAAGGATTTCAAGGATTCTCTTCACCATCTATGGCAACAAGCGCGATGGGGGCTGTCCCTGCTGCTGGAGAAAGTGAATATAACTTGCTCACACAACTTCTGGGACAAGAGCAAGGCTTAGTTGGGAGACAAGCAAGCCTAGCAGGAGGGAACTACCAGTCTGCTTCAAACATGCTCTCGACTGTTGCTAATGCTCTCAATCAGATCTATCAAGAGCAAGCAAGTCAGGTGGGAGGAACACCAGCACAAACAGGGCAAGTATTCTCGGCGATCCTTGATCAACTTGGACCAAATGCAACGCCTGATAATGTCTGGAGCTATCTTAATACACACGATGCAGCACTTCGCGCACAAGGAGCTGACATGGACGGACTTT